CCGCCCGTAGGTGTTGGGGATTTTGTTGATGGCCGCCGTCAGGGCGACCATGTTGAAGGCATCGGTTGCGAATGGGTTGAGCATCGGCATGGGTTACGCTCCCTCCCGGACGAGAATGCCCAGGGTTTTGAGTTGGCTGATGGCGGCGGCCCTCTGCGGCGCGGTGATCGACGCAGGCCAAGTCAGGCCCTTGTCCGAGCAGATGGCATGGCGGGCAACGATCACGCCCGGTTGGTCGCCGGCGGTTGCGTCGACGGCATTCAGCAGGACTCCGGCTGCGTTCTCGGAGCCGTCGTTTGCGGCCGGCGCGAATTGCGTCACTTTGCCGCTGGCGGTGATGATTCCGACCACCGTGCCGGTCGCCAGATTCTGGCCGCTGGCGACGGTAACCTCGTCGCGGCTGTAGAGATTGTTCTCTTCAAACTTGAGCCAGTCGCCCAAGTAGTTCGGTTCGGTTTGGACAGGCATCGCTTACTTCGCTCCTTTCGCTCCGGCCAAGGCCAGGCAAGCCTTGACGACCGGGTTTTCCTCGAGATTCTGCCTGGCCGCAGTGCTCGCTTCCGGCAGCACATGGGACCGGATCTCTTCCGTGTCGGCCTCGGCCCGCAGCGCAAGCAGTTCCTTGCGGACCTCGGCTGCCGAGAGGCGGCGGGTGATGTAATCGCTGGCCAGCGCCGTCCGGCCGGCGATCGTGCACAGCACGATGATCTCGGCCGCCTCGGCGTAGCCCTGCTCACGGGCCGTGGCTTCGATGGCAGCAAGATCGGGAACGGGCGGACTCGCGGCCGCCTGGGTGGTTTCAGACACAGGTGTGCCTCCTTTCGTGAACTTGGGTTTCAACACTGACTCAGTCATTGCGGCAAGGGCGTCTCGGAACGTGCCCACGCGGTCGGCGAAGCCTCGAGCAACGCTGTCCTCGCCGTAGAGGATGCCTGCTTCGGTCGAGCGCACATCGTCGGCGCTCAGGCTTCGCCGCCGCGCGACGGCATCGACAAACATGCCGTAGAGCCGGTTGACCTCGGCCACAAGCACGTCGCGGGCTTCCGTCGACAGCGGCTCGTGGGGATTGAAGTCGTTCTTGCGTTCGCCGGCAAAGATCGTCGTGTAGCGCAGGCCGTTGGCGGCGTCGAAGCCGCTCTGGTCGAGGTGCATCGCGATGATGCCCACGCTACCGACGCCGCCCGTGCGGGTGACCCAGATGCGGTCCGCCGCGGAGGCCAGCAGATACCCGGCGCTCAAGGCCCAGTCGTCGACCGAGGCCCACACGGGTTTCATACGCGCGGCCTCCTCGATCAGGCTGGCCACGTCCCAGGCGCCGTTGGCCTCGCCGCCGTAGCTGTCGAAGCGCAGCAGGATCCCCCGAACCTGCGGGTCCGTGGCGGCGTCGAGGATCTCGTTGCCCAACTGCTCATACGAGGTGAGCCCCGACTGCGCGTCCAGGCCCGAGGCGCGGTTGACGAGGCTGCCTGAGACTTCGATCACGGCGACGCCGGCGTCGGTCACAGCGTAAGGCTTCCGCGATCGCTGCTCGGTAAGCAGTGCCGCTTCGACCGCGGGCGGCTCGATGCCCAGACGCGGCGCGAGCACGGCCAGGATCGCTGCCAGTTTCTTCGAGTCGATCATCAGCGGCGTGTGGAACACGCGCGAAGCAATGTGCGGGAGATTCGTCATGGGTTCTCATTCACAGGCGCTGGCGCCGGCTCCGCCACCCTCTGCCCGTTACCCGTGGTCTTGCGCGGATCGGAGTCATAGGTCAGACCAAGCGAATCGGCGCGCGCGTAATCAGCCGCCGCCTGCCGGTCGACGTCCTCCTCGTCGTAGCCCATCTCGTTGATGACGGCGCTGCGCGGCTTGAAGCCCGCGCGCACGGCTGTGACCTCGGCATTCATGTCCTTGAGCGGATCGACCCAAGCCCAGGACGGCGGCCGCCACTCGACGTCGAGGTAGGCTTCGGGAGCCCGAGCGAAGTCGCGCGCGTCGATTGCGCCGGCCAGTAGAGCGGCCTCGATCCAGGCCCGCCACACCGGGCGGCAGAATTGATAGACCATCACCTGGTGCTGGAACTGTTCGCAGCGGCGGCGGAATTCAAGCAGACCGGCGCGGATCGAGGAGTAGTTCACGCGCTCGAGATCGCCGGTGAGCTGCTCGTAGGTGATTCCGAGGCCCGCGGCGATCGCGCGCAACTGCACGCGCATGAACTCGGTGTACATGCCGCCGACGTCGCCCGGCTCGGTAAACTTCACGTCCTCACCCGGCAGCAGCTTCACCATCGAGCCCGGCTCGATCCCAGCCAGAGGCGCGCCGCTCGCATCCGTCTCGGCCTCGCCCGGCTTTGCGCCGATCACCGGATCCTCGGGGTTGTTCTCGGTGATGAAGGCGGCAAACATCGCCGCCAGCTTCTTGCGGACCAGTTCGGCGTCGTCGTACTGGTCAAGCTCATGGAGCTTCACGAGCACCTGCGTGAGCCATGGCTGTCCGCGGTGCTGGCCCGGACGGAGCGGCTTGTAAATGTGCAGTACCGACTCCGCCGGCACGCGGGCGGTCTCACCCGCGTTGAAGAACATGAGCTTCTCGCCCGGATGCTCGCGGTATAAGTGATAGGCCACGCGGCGGCCGATCTTGTCGAACTCGATCCCGGCGCGGATGACGTTGCCGTTGGGCAGATTCTCGTTCTTCGCAGTCGGCAGGTGCTCGGCTTCCAGCAGTTGAAGCTGCAACGGCACCGTCAAGCCATCCTCGGGCCGGCGGTCGCGAAGGCGCACCAGGCACTCGCCGCCTTCCATCGTCGAGCGGCAGACCAGCGCCTGGAGCCCGTAGAAATCCGTCAACCCAGCCGCGTCGGCTTCGTCCGTCCACCGCAGCCAGAGTTCCTGCAGCCGCCGCTTCACCGCCGGGTCCGGGTGTTTCGCTTGCGGCTTGATGCCCGTGCCGACGGCGTTGCCGACGAAACTTTCCACCGCGTTACTGGCCCAAGCGTTGCGGCGGACCATGTCGCGCGAGCGCGCCCGCAGCGCGTCGCCGCCGCCGGCCACCAGAGCGTTGATGCCCTCGTTTGCCGGGTTCCAGCCCAACGTGCGGCGCGAGGTGGAGGCAGCCTCATAGCCAGCAAGCGCACGCAGCGGCGAGCCGAATGCCGCCCGCATTAGATTCCGCCAGTAGCCCATCAGAAACCTTTGGCCGTGTAGGTCCGGATCACGCGCGAGCGCGGCCGCGCCGGGTCCGCCGCCGCCAGGGCGGCTTTCACCTCGGCGATCGCCTTCTTGAGCTCTTCCACGCTCCGGTACTCGACGCTGCGGCCTTCAAACGACACGCGCAGCATGCCGCTGGCCAACGCCGCCTCCAGCGCTTCGAGTTGAGTCTGCGAGTAGGCCATGTCAGTTCTGCATCCACTTCGAACGGACCGTCATTCGGCGTACGCGGCGCGGGTGCGGCGCGGCCGCCGGTTCCGGTTGGGCGGCAGGCGCTGGCAGCAGCGCCTCGAGTTCCCGCCAGTGCTTCTCCGTGAAGCGGTCGATGCCATAGATCGACGCGGCCGCGCGCGCATACACGCGGCAGTCGAGCGCCTCGTTGCGGCGGTTGGGCGCGACCACCCAGTGGCCCTTGACCAGGCTCTCCGCCGTCAACTGCCGGAAGTACTCTTCTTCGTAGCGCGGGAAGTGACAGTAGCCCGCCGGGAACGGCTCGCCGCTTTCTTTTGTCGGCGGCACGAGGCGCAGCCGGCTGTAGAGTTCCGACTTCGCTACCGGCGTCCCCAGCGTCCACAGGCGCGTCCCGCGCCGCCGGCTTGCGTCCACCGGCGAGGCGCCCAGAATGAGCCGATCAGTGCGCGCCGTACCTTTTGCCGCTACCGCCGTCTTCGGATTCGCGGCCCGCGCGCCGGCGGGGCCCCAGGAGGCTTGCGGATGCTGCCGGACCCAGTCATAAGTGAGGCGCGGGTTGAAGCCCGAATCGACGCACAGCACCCGGATCGGCAGCCGCAAGCCGCTGGCGTGCGGAAATTCCTCATCGAGCAGCGTATCGAGCTGCCGCCACACATCGGCCCGCGCCGTGTCGCCCATGAGCACGCGGTAATCGACCGACCAGGATTCCTTGCCACGGCCCCAGGCCACGACTTCAACTTCAATGCGGTCCCGTTGGACGTCCGCGCCGGCGGTGAGGAACAGGCCGCCGCGCGGGACAGTACCGATCGGGTAATCCTCGCGCCGGTCGTACAGCGGCTGCCAGTCGGGCGCGTCGCCGCGCTCCTGCCACGACTCGCCGAGCACCAGGTTGACGAACGATTTCAGCCGCTCGACATCCTTCTGCGCCTTCTCCCAGTCCTCGGCGGCGCGCTCCCACG